GTCGCTGTTGTAGTAACAATACCTGCCTGAGTTACAGATGAAGAGGGGCTTCTACCCCTGTTAATATCATCCTGAGTTATTTGATATTTTAAAAATACTTGTCCAACACCATCAAAGTGTCTTTCGTGAAAGTATTGGATTGCATCATCAACTAAGTCCTCGATTTGCTCATCAGCAACGTTAATCTCAAGGACAGGAGCACCTAACTTTCTTTTGCAGTAGTCTACTAACTCCGCTCTAGTTGATGGTTGCATCTATCTATACTTTTTAGGTATTTATGGCGCTGTTGCGATTCCAGCTTTGACTAGAACATTTCCGTTAACAATATTGTATACTGTATTACCAGAACTCACCAGAACGTCATAGACATATCTACCAGGTTTTAGATTTCTTGTTTCGGTAGATCCTAAGGATAGTGTCATGAC